TTGACCGATTTGTCACGCAAGCGCGATCGAGAGCACCTCGCCGTACGCCGCGAGCCCTACTGGCAGCGGCTCGCGGAAGGGGCTTACGTCGGTTTCAGGCGCGGACCCGATACGTGGCTCGCTCGCTTCCGGGGGCGTGATGGCAAGCAGCAATACCATCCGCTCGGCGAGGGGCTGGACTTCGACGATGCTAAGCGTGAGGCCGAGGCCTGGCTGGCGCGCCTGGCAGGCTCGGCCGTCAGGGTCATAAAGCGCGGCACGGTGCGCGCTGCCCTCGACAGTTATCTGGCCGACCTGCGGCGCCAGGGGCGCGCAGACGCTGCCACAGAGGCCGAGGCGCGCTTTAAGCTGACCATCGATGAGGATCCAATCGCGCAGCTCGAGCTCGAGCGTGCGACCAAGGACGATTTCCTCGAATGGCGCGATCGGCTGCTCAAGGGCCGCAAGCCGCGCTCGGTCGAACGCCAGCGGCGCGCAGTCGTCGCCGGACTCAATCGCTCGCTGGAACTCGGGCACATCGGGAACGCGGCAGCCTGGACGTTGCAGTCGCTCCGGGACGATACCGAGGAGGGCGGCGAGACCGCTGTGTTCCTGGCGCCCGCCCACCGCAAGGCGCTCATAGCAGCGGCGACTCCGAATCTAGCGGCCTTCCTGCGCGGGCTCGAGCTCACGGGCGCGCGGCCGAGTGAACTCGCGACAGCCAAGGTCGGCGCGTTCGACGGCGAGACACTCAGGCTTGCGCACAGAAAGGGCCGGCCTCCGAAGCTGCGAGCGCGTCATGTCGTGTTGAGCGAGGAGGGCAAGACATACTTCGCCGACCAGGTCGTCGACAAACTTCCCGGCGCGCCGATCTTCACCGAAGACGGCGAGCAGCCCTGGCGGCGGCACAAGTGGGCGCGCGGCATGCGGGCTGCGATTCTCGAGCACAACAAAGAGGCCAAGGGGAAGGCGCGGATCTCGCCGGCGGCGAGCGCCTACTCATTCCGACATGCGCGCATCAGCGAGCTCCTGCAGGTCCATGGGATCGATCCGCTGACCGTCGCCATTCAAACGGGCACAAGCCTTGCGATGATCGAAAAGGCATACCTGCGGTTCATTCCGTCGGCGCTGCGCGAGAAGCTCGCAGCGGTGAAGGAATCAGCGTGAGCAACTGGCTTCGATTGGGCTACTCCCATGCGGGCGCGCTCGACTACAGCGTCATGCTGATCGATGCAACCTGGCTGGAGTTCGCTGCGCATCTGATCGAATCGAAAAACGAGATCGGTTCCCCGCGTCACGACATCGCTTGCTGTCTGCGCAAGCTGGCCGCTACGCCGGCGGCGCTCAAGGAATTGAATCGATATCGTCAACGGGCCCCGCAAGCCGTCCGAGCGCTCAATATTGCCGTGCACTATCTGGCCTGTAAGGAGCTGCTCGGAAAATCCGACGCTGCGCTGCTGGCAGTTGCACAGGTATGGAAGGGCAAGGAATCGACGGTCAAAGATGCGAATCGAAAATTCGGGAAGCAAGCTCAATCCGAGCTGCGCTCGCTGGTCAAGCTGTCGATGGTTGAGAAGTTCAAAACCAAGGAAGACGTCCTCAGTGCGCTCGTCGCGGACATGGCCGATCGAGTGAATTTGGACTGGATGATTCCGCGCAAAAAGCCGCGGAAAAATAGAAGAACGCGAAAACGGGCGTAAATTCGCCGCCCCGAATCTTGTTTACAGACGATAACACTGGATTATTTTGTTTGGCAGCCAAAGGAGCTGCCTATGTCGAACACGCAATCGGAGACGCGCGAGAGGCTTCGCACCTCGCGTAGAGCTGAGCAGCGCGCAAAGCGCCCTACAGCGATCGATCCTGGCCAGGCGTACTCCGTCGAGGAGACCTGTGCCGCACTTGATATCTCTCGCCCCACTTTCTACAAACTGCTCGATGCCGGCCGCATTCGCACCATTCCATCAATCGATGGCAGGCGCAGAGTGTCCGGCGCAGAAATCTTCCGCATCACTGCTGGTGACGCACAGGCGGCCGCCTGACGCGCGCTATCCCAAAAGAAAAAGGCCGCCCACATTGGAGCGGCCCAAGATTTTGCAGATCACAAATGAGCTTCAACACATCGCCCATCCACCAACGTGCGCAACCATACACCCGAAATCCCGAAGTGCAAGCCCTGCACTGACTGCCGGCGCTATCCGATAATTTGCCCGCGCTGCGCTCCAATTGCGCGCGCCTGGTTTGCACAAGGACAGCCGCGCCCGATTCAGCATCACTATGCGCCATCGCCGTCGTGGCATTGGAAGCCGCGGCCCGCGGCCGTGGCCGAAGCGGCGCCGGCATGAGTATATCGGCCACAACCTGTCCGCGGTGCTCGGGCGCAAAGCAGCCGGTGTTCGCGCTGTGCTGGCGCTGCGCCAACGACGATCAACTCAAGGCCGAATACGAGCGCGGCTATGACGATGGCCAGCGCGACGCCGGCCCGCGGCTCGACCAGGCGCGCATCCGGCAGTTGTTACAGCTCGCGCATCCCGACAAGCACAACGGAAGCGCAGCAGCCAACGATGCGACCAGGTGGCTCCTCGAGAAGCGCGATGCGCTCCAGGTGTGCGCATGAGCAGCGCGGCGCCGGCGACCGACCGTCAGTGCATGATTCTGCTGACGGCCGATCGCGAGCTCGCCACCGTCGAAATCATCGCGGCGCACGCAGGCCTTTCCGATCGCGCACTGGAACGCATCGGCATGGCAATCAACGCAATCCGCTCGGCGTTGGATTTGCAGCGGCGCGAGCTCGGGCTGCAGCCGCGACGACAGCAGGTCGCAGCATGAGCGTGCTGTCCGGAGAATTTCGAATCCGCGATGACTTGTCGGTCGAGTTCAGTTTCGACCCGGCGTTGCGATCGATCGAGGCGCATTGGACACCGCGGCCGCCGTCGAAACTCTCGGCCGACGAGCTCGCCACGTATCGGCGCAGGCGCAACGAGTTCCTGCAGCAGCTCGCCAAGGAACTGGGCGGATCGGTGCTGGTGGTCGAAGCATGAGCGCACGTAGTGAACTCGGCGTCGATGATCGCGATCTGCCTCCGCTGGAGGCCTACGCGCAGGATGCACCCGGCACGCGCAAGGGCAACGGCGCCGCGGGCGATGCCGGCACTGCGGACAATCACTCGAAGATAGTACTTCGGCCGATCCATGAGATCGTCGCCGAGCGGCGTGAAACCAAGTGGCTGCTGCCGAAGATCCTCGAGGCCAACGTCATCGCCGTGCTCGCCGGCGCGCGCGGTTCCATGAAGAGCTTCATCGGATTGGACTGGGGCATACGCATGGCGATTGCCGGCCACCCGGGCGCAATCCTGTCTGGCGAGGGCGCAGGTCTTGATCGACGCGTCGCAGCCTGGATGCAGCACCACGGGCAAGACGTCGACCTACACGCGCTGCCTCTTGTCGCCTTGGAGCGGGCCATCAACCTCAATGTGGCAACCGAACTTGCGGCGCTCACGGATGCCCTGGCGGCGCTTCCAAAACCGATCGCGTTCATCATTATCGACACACTGTCAAAGTTCTCAGCGGGCCTCGACGAAAACGACAACGGCGAGGTGGCGGCGTTTCTGTCCGGGCTGTCGGCCGGCCTGCGCGACGCATTCGGCTGTACCGTGCTCCTGATCGCGCACTCCGGGCACGGCGATGTCAGGCGGCCTCGCGGCGCCTCGGCCCTCATGTGCAATCCGGACGCCGAATACATTGTCGATCGACCAGGCCAGGGCATGACCGTCACGGTTAGCCGCGATCGCTTCAAGGACACGGCGAGCCTGCCGCCGCTGGCCTACACCGCGCGCGTGATCGACCTCGGGCGCAAGGATGCCTGCGGAGATGCGATCACATCTCTTGCCCTGGATCGCGCCAGCGCGCCGGATCAGACGCTCAAGCCGAAAGCGGGCCTCGGAAAGAACCAGGAGCGCGGCCTGTCGGCGCTGCGCGAATGGACACGCGGCAACCCTGGCGCCACGCACATGCCGTCTACGGACCTGCAGGAGCTGCTCAAGGCTCAAGGCGTCAAGGATCGCAACCGCAGATCCGAGGTCATCACGTTCCTGGTGAACCTGAGCATCCTGACCCCGGCGGTCGGCGGCCACATCGTGCACCCCGAGGCGCTCGAATGAGTACGCCTGCCAACCGTCCGAAACGTCCGAAACGTCCGAAACGGACGCCTTCGGACACGGCGAGACCGGCCGAAACGTCCGAGAGATCTATGATCTCGGACGGTTCGGACGCCCGGACGGTCGGACGGACCGGAAATCGAGAGCCCGAGACTGCGCCTACCAACAGGGCAGTAACACGCGATGCCAACGGCCGCTGGCTGCCTGGCCACTCGCCGAACCCGACCGGACGGCCGAAGCGCGACGCCGAGATCCGCGAGGCATTCCAGGACCTGGGCGCCGAAGCCGTCGAGCGCGTGCAGCAGTTGATGCGATCGAAGGATGAAACGGTCGCGGTCGCTGCCTGCCGCCTGGCACTGGAGCGCGGCTATGGCAAGCCGATGCAGAGCGTGACCGTGACGCCGCTCGCACCTGCGCCCGATCGCGAGGTCAGCGATCCGCTGGAAGCGGCGCAGGTTTATGCGGACGTGGTCGGCGGCCGCCTCGAGCTCGACACGGTGCGCATTGCACCCGCTGTCCGGCCACAGCTCGAGCACGCGCCCACCGACGCACTACCCGCTCCCTCAGTGCAGACGTCTACACAAGCCGCTGGTCCGCCGGTCCCGGCCGCGCCCGAGGTGGTCGAGGGCCGCCGCGCTCGGCCGATGGATGACGCCATGCCTGATGCACTGCGGATCTGGAACAAGCTCGGGGAGCCCGCATGACACCATTAACGCTTTACAACGAGCGTCCGAAAGCATTTACACACGGTGCGAACAGCGGTATCGTCGCCTCAACTGGAGGGCACGACGATGCAACAGGCGATCGCATACACACGGGTTTCTACGGTGGAACAAGGCCGGTCCGGGCTGGGATTGGCAGCGCAGCGCCAGGCAATCGAGGACTTCGCGAAGGCCGAAGGAATCACGATTGCCGGATGGCACCAAGACGTGCAGACCGGCAAAGGATCCGATGCCATAGCGCAGCGCCCTGGCCTACGGGCAGCGATGCAGGCCGCCAAAGCGGCCAAGGGCGCGTTAATCGTGGCCAAGCTGGATCGCCTCGCCCGCAATTCGCATTTCATCACGGGCCTGATGGAACAGCGCGTGCGGTTTATCGTAACGATGCTGCCGAATGCCGATGCCTTTACCCTGCAGCTCTACGCTGCCCTTGCGGAGAAGGAAGGCGCGCAGATCAGCGAACGCACGAAGGCCGCGCTGGCGAAGTCCACGAAGAAGCTCGGCATGGCCGGCAAATCGAAGTCTCAACGGCGCGCGATCCATGCCCTCGCCATGGCAGCGAAGCAGAAGGCCGCCACGGCACGCGCCGAAGCACTGCGGCCGCAGATCGAGTTCGCACTCAAGGCCGATGTATCGCTGCGCGCGGCCGCCGAGGCCTTGAACAAGCGCGGTGTGGAATCCCCTGGCGGCGGTCGCTGGCACGCGCCTTCCCTGCTGAAGGCGGCGCGGCGCCTGGGCCTGCGATAGGACCAGGCTGCGGCAATGACACACACACTCGGCACTGTGGGTTTGCTGCTGAACGCCGTAGGCGCTCTCCTGCTGCTTTGGTTTCCACCAGCGGTCACGGCCTTCACTGCAGATGGGCGCGAAGGCGTCATCTTCGTGAACGACGTCAACCCCGATGCCTGGGTGCGCTACAGACGGCGCCGTCGAGGCTTCAGAATCGCGATCGCTGCGCTGGTCATTGGCTTCGTTCTCCAGCTAATCGATCTGCACTCCTCCTGATCGCCACGGGTACGCGGCGACGCGCGCCATTCGCGCACCGCCGTCAGCATGGCGCCGCGCACTGCCCTCTCAACGTCCCATCGCGGCCGCTGAATAGCTGCGCCGCTGTAATCGCGTCCTATTGCGCTACGCGAGGTGCGCAATGAACCGCATCATCGGCGGCGAGCTCAGCTTGGACGCCTACGCGCGCCTGGCGCAGCAGCACCGACCCACCGATCCCGAAGCACTGGCCGCGGAAGCGCGCCGGCTACACCGTTCCGGTCACAGCGCTATCTACATCGCGGATGCGCTGCGGATGGCGCCCGACGAAGTAGCGGCCGCGCTCGCCGCAGTCAACGTAGGAGAATGACCGATGGATAAAGGTCCGCGACCACCTGGCGCCATCGATGGCATGTACACGCTGGCTGAGCTGACAGCGGAATTTCTGCCGGCATCCACGTCTTTGGGAACGGTGATCACCACCGATAACGACTTGGTGTGGAACAGCGGCACCGCGTGGGTGCCGTGGTCAGACGCGCCCGCTGAAATCATCGCCCAGGCGTACTGGGCCTACCCGTATCCGACAGATGGGGCGAAGGCACTGTCTTAACTCAACACAGGAGATTGATCTATGCCTTTAGGTACAGCAAGTCCGCAATTAGATGGCCGTCTCGACGGCGTATTCACGATGGCTACGCTCACAGCCCAGTTCCCGCCGGCGGTGACGCCGATCGGCACGATAGCCACGACAAGTGACTACGGAAAGGTCTGGAATAACGGCGCCGCCTGGGTTTCCACGGCAAGCTCGAATATCAACGGCACGAATCCGAACATGAGTCTGCAGACGCCACTGACCGCCTTCGCGATCACGATCGCTGCGGGTATTACGACGCTGCTGCTCAATCCCGCGGGCGCGCTGGCCACTGGCGCGGTCACGATGCCAGCAGCGCCATATGACGGCCAGGAAGTCACAGTCGCCTCCTCTCAGGCGGTGTCGGCCCTCACGGTGAATGCCAACGCTGGCCAGACGATCAATGGCGCACCGACGGCGATCGCAGCCAATGCGAGCTTTCGATACAAGTACAACCTCTCGCTCACGACCTGGTTCCGACTGCAGTAGGAACCTTCCATCCGAATATCGGAACCACCCGCGCACCATGAATCAGGCAGATCCATTCACGCTCGAGGGCGAGGAGGAAGCCCAGCTTCTCGCCCTGGCATGCGAGACAGATCGCATGACCATCGCGCAATTCCTGAGTCTCTCAGCCCAGACACAGATGTTCTATGCGAGAGGCCGCGGGCTCGATACCGAGGCGCTCACACGAGCTGTCAACTTCATCCGATTCACGATGCTGTGGAATGCCATGCCCACGCCCGTGGCGACCAAACATTGAGGTATTTATGAACGCTGTAATGGAATCGAATTCCGAAGTCGAAAGCGCAGACGAGCGAGCAGTACTCGCCGCCGCTATCGAGCGACGCAGGCAAATTCGCGCCAAGCTCAAGGACACGGCCGAGGCCCTTGATCGCGGCCAGGCGCTCGCGGATGGCGCTGTCGCTGAGCTCGGTCGCCTCAATGCCGTCGTGGAGACGCAGAAAACACAGCGCACCAAGAGCCTGATACAACGAATCATCTCGGGTTTCGGCGATGGCGACTCGGCGTCGATCGACGATCAGGCTACGCGCCTGGAGCGCATCGCTGCGCAGGACCAGGCCGACATCGCGCGCGCTGCCCTCGAGCAGCTCGCGGCGCAGCACCAGACGCTTATTGCTGAGCTGTCCAAAGCCACGGGCACGGTGGAAGCGGCGGCGAACGCCGTAATACGCGCGGATGCCCGGGAGTTGTACCAGCAGTACCTGGCAGCGCGACGGAGTTCGCGCGAACTCTGGAGGCGCCTGATGAGCCTGCGGCTAATGCAGGATGTCTGGCGCTCAAGCGGCTACTATTTCCCGGTTCTATCCGACGTCGAATGGGATGCGATTGATTATGGCCCACGTCAAACCCCAGGCGCTGAGGCGCTGGGAATTCCAATAACGATGCTGGGGCTCTCTCTCACCGAAGCGATGCCAGACAACCGGTCCGAGCGAGCCCGGATAGACAATTTTTCTATCGATTGGCAGCAGAGGCTCGACGCACTGATCGCCGACGCCGCGCAGGATTGATTTTTTTTATCACAGAGGAATCCCATCATGTCAGTAGCCAAAAATAATATAGCCAGCGAGTTTGCCTCGGTACTTCGAAGCATCCGCGAGCAAGGATTGTTGCCTGAGGTCCCCTCCAGCGCGACCCGCGACGCCTTACCTACTTCTCCAACGGCAGCGGAGCTTGCGGCAGCAGCCGCCAGAAATGGCAGCGTCATTGCATCCGGCACCACGTACACGGGCGACCCCGTCCGTATCGACACAGGTGCGGTGTTCTCCGCATGGCGCGACGTGCTTGAATCGATGCACCGCGACGACCAGACGGACATCGTGCAGAGATTTCGCGATTACCAGCCTGGGCGCACCCGCGACGCGCGGCTCACATCGACGAACGAAGCGATGCGAGCGCGTGCGCGAGAGAATCAACAAATCTTGGCCGTCCAGGAACGCAACCGCGCGTTCTGGGCGAATGGCGGCCGCTGACCCGCTTGCTGAGGGCATGAACCCATGCCGCTGATCGACGTGGGAACTTAGACAAATATCGACAGCAGCCGTAGTTCGCCTTCCCGACGGCGGGTGCTCTTCGGCGAGTGAAGCGGCCGCGAGGTGAGCGAGATCATCACCGGCGGGGCGTGTTTATCCTTGCATGTACCCGCGACGCTCCTCGGCCCGCATTAGCGTTGCGGAGTACGGAGCACTGATAGGGCAATGGATTTATGGAGTCATGAGCACAGCAGCGGATGAAGTCATCGAGCGTTTCGACTGGAAGGATCCAGACTACGCGACCGTGTTCGCCGAGCGCATCGATCGGCTGCGCCGGATCCGCGCTAGGCCGCACACGCTGTCAGCGTTGAAGCTCCACTACCGCGAGCACATCGCGCAGTTCATCAACGATTGGGGAACCACGTCGGATCCGCGCAATGCGCTCCTGGTGCCGCCGCGGCCCGTGGTGCTGCCCTTCATCCTGTTCCCGAAGCAGGTCGAGTGGGTCGAGTGGGTGCTGGCGCGCTCGAGGGCCCGCGAACCGGGACTGACCGAGAAATCCCGCGATTGCGGCGTGTCATGGCTCGCGATGTCGGTAGCGGTGTCGCTGTGTCTCTTCAATCGGAATCTGACGATCGGCGTCGGCTCGGCGAAGGAAGACAAGGTCGATCGCAGCGGGGATCCGGATTGCCTATTTTTTAAGGCGCGTCTGTTTCTCAAGCACCTACCGCCCGACTTTCGCGGCGGCTGGGACTTGACCCGGCATTCCGCCCACATGCGGCTCAATTTCCCGGAGACGCAATCGGCGATCGTCGGCGAGGCTGGCGACAACATCGGTCGCGGCGGCCGCTCATCGATCTTCTTCGTCGATGAAGCCGCGCACCTCGAGCGGCCCGAGCTCGTCGATGCTTCGCTGTCGACCAATACCGACTGCCGTATCGACATCAGCAGCGTGAGCGGGATGGCGAACCCGTTCGCCCGCAAACGCCACAGCGGCAAGTACAAGACGTTTCGGTTTCACTGGCGCGATGATCCGCGCAAAGACGATGCATGGTATGCCGCACAGCGCGAGATCCTTGATCCGGTCACGCTCGCCGCCGAAATCGATATCGATTACCGCGGATCCGTTGAAGGCGCGTTGATCCCGAGCGCCTGGGTGCAGGCGGCGATCGGCGCGCACCTGAAGCTCGGCCTTCAGCCGTCTGGATCGAAGTATGCAGGCCTCGACGTCGCCGACGAAGGCCGGGACAGCAACGCGCTCGCCGGCCGGCATGGGTTCCTGCTGCAGCACCTGCACAGCTGGTCGGGCAAGGATTCGGACATCTTCAAGACCGTCGTGCGGGCCTTCTTCCTGTGCGACCAGTACGGCTACGAAACGCTTACCTATGATGCCGATGGGCTCGGCGCCGGCGTGCGCGGGGATGCGAACCGGATCAACCAGGAGCGCCACGACGCCGGCGGCCAGGCGCGCCAGATCAACGTGGAGCCTTTTCGCGGATCCGGCGAGGTACACGATCCTACGGGCGAGCTGATGCCCGAGCGCAAGAACAAGGACTTCTTCGCGAATCTAAAAGCGATGTCGTGGTGGTGCCTGCGGCTGCGCTTCCAGGCCACGTGGCGGGCGCTCGCAGGCCTGCCGTACATGGCCGACGATCTGATCTGCATCGATCCGGAGCTCGAGGAGCTCACGCCGCTGATCAGCGAGCTGTCGCAGCCGACGTACAGCATCAACAGTGTCGGCAAGATCAAGGTCGACAAAGCGCCCGATGGCACCGCGAGCCCGAATCTGGGGGATGCGGTAATGATTGCGTTCAGCCCGATCCATTCCGCGATGGAGACCTGGTTGAAGCTCGGCGAGCTGGCGCAGCGCGAATGACTACGTCGATGATGGGCCGACGGGCTGCAAAGTTCGCCGCGCATGACGTGCACGCACGCGAGGCTCAGCGATGAAGCGACTCACGGTCAAGACGGATAACAGCGAGCGCGTTCTTCGCGCCCTCAAAGAACTCTCCGGCAAGGAGGTATTGGTCGGTTTCCCTCAGAGCACGGCGGCGCGTGATGACGGTCCAATCAATAATGCTGCCATCGCATACGTGATGGAAAACGGCTCGCCCGAGCACAACGTGCCGGCGCGGCCATTCCTGGTGCCCGGTGTGCGCCGGGTGCTGCCGCAGGCACTGGCGCAAGTAGGAAAGGCGGTAGTCGCACTGGTCGACGGCAACAGAGGGAAAGCCGATGAGGCCTTGAACGCCGCCGGCATCATTGCAATGAACTCCGCGCGCAGGGAGATCGGCAGCAACATCCCGCCGCCACTAAAGCCGTCGACCATTCGAGGGCGAAAATATGCGCGCGGTACTAAGTCGCGCCGAGATTCCGAGAACAAGTACCTGGCACTCGTAAAGGGCGGCATGACGCCGTCGAGCGCGCAGAGTGCTACGGGTATCATCGCGTTGATTAACACGGGGCAATTAAGAAATGCCCTGACCTACGTCGTGCGCAAACACAAGCGGAATTAGAGGAAATATCCCATGGCGCAAACCGAAGTAATGAAGGAATGGCTGCTGCGGCTCGGCGTGGATTTCGACGAAGCGGCGCTCAAGAAATTCGAGACCGGCGTCTGGAATGTCACAAAGGCCGTTGTCACATTGGCCACGACCGTAGAGGCCGCGGCTATTGCCGTATCCGTTGGCGTCGCCCGGTTCGCATCGAACCTCGAGGCCCTGTATTTCTCCTCCCAGCGCACGAATAGCTCGATTACAAGCATTAAGGCGCTGGAAACCGCAGCGCAGAACTTCGGTGCCACCGCCAGCGAAACACAGGCCTCAGTGGAGGGGTTGGCTCACTTTCTGCGTAACAACCCCGGCGGCGAAGGGTTGCTCCGCTCTTTGGGATTGCAAACACGCGATCCAAAAACGGGGGCGATGCGAAGTACTACCGACTTGATCCTCGAGTTCGGACAGGCGGCCAGCAAAATGCCGTTCTACCTCGCCAACCAGTACGCAGGAATATTCGGCATTTCCGAGAACCTCCTGCTCGCTATGGGTAAGGACAACTTTGGAAAGAACTACGCCGACACACTCGAGCAGCTGCGAAAAGCCGGATTTGAGCAGGCGGGCAAGGATGCTAACGAGTTCGAAAAAAAGCTGCGTGCTCTCGGGAACCAGCTTGAAATCCTTGGTACGCAAATTGATGAGTCGTTACAAAAGAAGCTCGGTGTCAGCCTCGACACAATCACCAACTGGTTGCGCGAACACGGCAAGGAACTCGCCGATCGAATTACTGACGCCCTAAAAACG